TACATCATCCTTCCCTCGGATACCTACCCTGACAAGGATGGCTCTCCTACGAACCAACGTCTTGTAGACGTAGAATTGATGGCCTCTAATGGTAAGCGTAATATTGATATTAACCCAATCGTTAGTCGTTACCAGCATGACATTGCTCGTTCTATGCTTTCTGAGTTCCTTCTTCTTGGTACGTCAGGTGGTTCCTACGCCTTGTCCAAGTCGAAGACAGACTTGTTCCTCCGTGCGCTTGAGAGTTACATCCAAGCAATCGTAGATGTTCTCAACAAACAGCTGGTTGAACGTCTCTGGCAGTTGAACGGTCTGAGTTATGACCTGATGCCAACTATTACTGCTGGTGATGTCGCTCCACACGATCTGCGTGAAATTTCTTCCTTCCTTCGTAACCTTAATGGTGCAGGTATCGACGTTAGTACTCACCCAGAGGTCATTCAAGACCTTATGGACTTGGCTGAGTTGGACTATGACCCTGATGTAACTCCTACTCCAGAGGAGCCTACTGATGACAACGTGGACTAGGCATCTTTATGAGCATGAACCCCTAGCTATATCCAAGGGTGAATCTAATGGCTACAGACTTTTATATAAGTTTGGTTACAACCCAGATGTAAACGGTAATGAAGAGACTGTATGGACAGAGGGCGGAGACTACCCTTGGTTAGATAGCGCAGTAACAATGTTTGTTAGTAGCTCTAGTGCAAACGACACAAGTGGTGGCACAGGCGCTAACACTATCCTGATCCAAGGTCTTGATGAAGACTACAACGAGATTGAAGAGACTGTAGTTCTCAATGGTCAAACACAAGTAGCTACTCAACTCTCTTACTTAAGAGTTCATAGGTCGTATGTTACACTAGCTGGCTCTGCTGGCACATCAGGTGGTACAATATTTATTGCATCCTCTGGAGCTACTGGTGGCGTTCCTGATGGTACAGTGTACGCAAGCCTTGCTCTAGGTAATCAGACGCAGATTGCTGCATATACAGTACCTGCTGGTCACACTCTGTACATAGATGAGGTCAACTTCACTGCTGCGTTAAGCATAGCTAACAAGAGAGTTAATGCCAGCTTTCACACTCGTGAGTTTGGTTCAAATGTATTTACAACCAACTTTATTAACGTACTCCAGAGTAGCCAGCTTAAGCAGTTGTTCAAGTACCCTCAGCCCTTTGCAGAGAAGACTGATCTTGAGTGTAGGGTTTTTACTGACACAACTAATAACCCAATCGCAGCTTCATTTCAAGGTGTCTTAGTCAAAAATAAAATACAAGGTGAACCATAATGGCTCAATATGCTAATGACGTCTTTACTACTGAGCCAGAAGCTATCTCCCGTAGCATGGACTTAGGTCTTGGTGGTGTTACTCACGTATCTGACTACAATGGCCAAGCTGTGTTTATGCCAGCAGAGAGCCATGAGGCTTACTTAGCCTTCTACGAGCAGGGTGTGCCTACCGAAGAGCAAGACACCCCCTCAGTGGACCGCATAGAGGCTCTCAGGGCTATCGTACAAGAGATACTAAAGGTAGACTTCGCCAAAGCTGACTATCAGGGCGAAAGTGTCACCCTTAACAAACCTCGTCGTATCCAAGGCGGCAACAAGAAGTTTGAAGTGTTCGTCCAAGATGGTGACAAGGTTAAACGAGTTACCTTCGGTGATCCTAACATGGAAATCCGCCGTGATGACCCTAAAGCTAGGGCCAACTTCCGCTCCCGACATTCCTGTGACACCAAGACAGATAAGACAAAGGCTGGCTACTGGTCATGCCGTATGTGGGAAGCAGGGACATCGGTGAGTGAGATGACAAAGAATATCGAAGGTAAAATCCTTAAGACCGACGACGAACAGCGTATGGTCTATGGTTGGGCCTCAGTAGTAACCGAAGACGGTGAAGCTGTAGTAGACCGCCAAGGGGATGTTATTGAAGCTGCCACTCTTGTGAAAGCTGTAAACGAATTTATGGAGCATGTGCGGGTCGGCAAGGCGATGCACACGGGCGAGCAAGTTGGTACAGTAGTACACTCGCTGCCTATCACTAAAGAAATTGGTGATGCTCTAGGAATCCAGTCTAATCGTGAAGGGTGGGTTGTCGCATACAAAGTGTTCGATGATACCGTCTGGGATATGGTTAAGTCTGGCGAACTCGCTGCGTTCTCTATAGGTGGACGTGCTATGAAGGAGGAAATCTAACTTGCCTAATCTCCTAAAAAACTTGCACCTTGAAGAACTTTCCCTCGTGGATCGTCCAGCCAATGCTCAGGCAATGGTCAGTCTCTTTAAGCGTGACAATTCCGAAGAGGAAATTACTAAAATGAATGATGAAATGGAAGCCAAAGTAAAGGCGTACATGGAAGATAAAGCATGTGGTAAAGAAGAGGCTATGAAAGCCCTTGGTTACGACATGATGAAAGAAGAAGCTGCTGCTGAAGTAGGTAAGGCTGAAGAAGCTCTTGTCGAAGAGGTCTCTGATGAAGTAGAGACACTGAAGGCTGAGAACGAGCGTCTCCGCAAGGGTCTTATTGACAACGGTTATGTGATTAAAGCTGAAGCTATCGAAAAGAGAGCTGAAGTGGAAATGCTGGACATCGAAGGTGAGATGGTCGCTAAGTCGGACATCCCTGCCCCAGTCCTCAAAGCTCTCGAAGCTGCTGCTCTTGAGAAGGCTGACATTGCGCTGACAAAACGTGCTGGTGAAGCTCTGCCTCACTTTGACGTAGCTGTAGCTAAAGCTCTCGTAGAGAAGTTCTACGAAGATGAAGCAATTATGGCAGCACTGAAGGCCGCAGACGCAGCTTTTGATGCAGCTATGCAAGAATTTGGTAAGTCTGATGTAGACGGCGAGTTCGCTACCTCTGCCGACAAACTAGATGCCCTCGTAAAGTCCTACATGGACGACAACCAACTGAAAAAGAGTGAATTTGCCAAGGCTTATGCTGCTGTAGCTAAGACCGACGAAGGCAAATCACTTATCAACAAATCCTATAAAGGGGAATAATCATGGCTGTAATGCAATCCCGTGATAACCGCACCGAAATCGCTGGTGTTGGTGGTACTACTCAATTTAAATTCGTAACTCTTGATGCTGGTGGCGCTGTCACTACCGCAGGTGCTGCTGGTGAGCAAGCTTATGGCATCTGCCTTGCTGGCGCTATTGCTGGTAACGCAACTACTATCTGCGTATCAGGTAAAGTTATGGTAACTGCTGGTGGCACTATTGCTGCTGGTGACGCTGTTCAAACAGACGCTGCTGGTGATGCACTCACAGCCGCTGCTGGTGATGTTGTTATGGGTTATGCCAAGGAAGCTGGTGTCGATGGTCAAATCATCGCAATCGAGCTTATCCAAGGCGGTAACATCGTAGCCTAACCCTAACAAGCATTTAAAGGAATATTATAATGCCTCTTTTGACCCCATCTAACGTACATATCGACCAACCGCTGTCGAACCTGACGCTGGCGTATGTACAAGAACAAACCAACTTTGTTGCTGACAAGGTTTTCCCCGTTGTAGGTGTTCAGCGTCAGTCTGACAAATACTACATCTATGACCGTGCGAACATGAACCGCTCTGGTGATGTTAAGAAACTTGCTCCACGTACAGAAGTAAACCGCATTGGTTTGCAGTTGTCCAACGACAGCTACTTTGCTGACGTATATGGCCTTGGCATGGACTTCGATGAGCAGACACTTGCTAACGAAGATGCAATGCTGGAAATCCGTTCCGCAGGCGCACAGACACTTGTCAACCGTGTCCTGATCGAACGTGAAGAGCAGTTCGCATCTGCGTTCTTCGGTGCTGGCATCTGGGGTACAGACGCTACACCAACTAACCTGTGGTCGGATTACTCCTTGTCCACACCAATCACTGATGTGACTGCTGCTCGTCGCACCATGCAGCTTAAGTCTGGTGGCTTCAAGCCAAACACAATGGTTATCGGTAAGGAAGTACGTGACACCCTCATCAACCACCCAGATGTGCTTGCACGTTTGAACGGTGGTGCTACTGTTACTAACACAGCACTCATCACAGACGCCAAACTTGCAGAAATCTTTGAGGTAGAGAACTTCTACGTCATGGAAGCTGTCAAGAACGGTGGCGCTGAAGGTCTTGCAGAAGCTAACGCCTTCATCGGTGGTAAGAACGCACTGCTGGTACACACACCACGTACATCTGGTCTGATGACCCCTGCGGCTGGTCTGACCTTCGCATGGAACAACATTCCAAGCGTAAACAACCTCGGTATCACTGTTGAATCCTTCTCGGACGATGCACTGAAGCGCCAGCAGGTTGCAGAGCATATCCAAGTTAAAATGGCATACGACATGAAAGTCGTTGGTGCTGACCTTGGTTACTTCTTCGAAGATGTTGTAGCGTAAGCTACCTCACCCAAGACAACGGTGGACCCTGAGCTTCGGCTTGGGGTTCAACCCAACTTATAAAATACCATAATAGTGAAATAGGAACAGAATTATGCACCCCACATACTTGGGATGGCAGGTTGATTGGCCTGTCTTCGTTAAACGACCCCTCATGGCAGACAGTAAGACATGGAGCCAAGGGGAACACTTTAATTGGCTTGAACGTGGCATTGACGCAGATAAGGTGGCTACATTGTACGCCTCTGGTTATGTCCACCACAATAAAGAATTAGAAGTACAAACTAAGGTTGGTGATCGGCTGTCTGAGCTATCTGGCAAACAGCTAGAAACTCTAGTCAACTTGCTTAACACTGAAGTTAAAGCTCGTACATCAAGTGTATCAGAGTTTGACACTAAGAAGTGCAAGAAGTCTAAGATCGACGATAAGCAACGTGGTCTTATTCGTCGCTTCCTGAACAACAGCCGTTGGATCACAGAAGACTTCTACACCATTCGAGACAGAATACTGAACGACTAAATAATTGGAGACGACTAGATGGCTTGGTCCTACGATCCTACAGACTTGGATACAACTACGGCCTCTGGTCGCCTTAACACAGTCAGGCTCCTTGTTGGAGACACTGAGACCCTAGACCAACAGGTCCAGAACGAAGAAGTTACCTTCGGTCTCTCTGAGAATAACAACAACATCTATTACGCTGGGGCATGGCTTGCCCGTACTATTGCAGCTAAATACTCCCGCAAGGTCAACACATCACTTGATGGTGCTTTGAAAGCAGACTACAGTGACCTTGCTAAACAGTATAAGGCACTTGCTGACGACCTTGAGTATCAGGGCAAGACCAACGGTTCAGGTTCCTCTGTAGGCATTGGTGTTCTGGCTGGTGGTATTACAAAGACTGGCATTGAGACGGTACGTGAGAACACTGACCGTATCGAAGGCTCATTCCGCCGTGACCGCTTCAAGAACCCCCCTAGCTACCAAACACCAGAGTATGAATAAGGAGTAGATCATGTCATTTCGCTCCTTTGACTTACTGAGCCTCGTAAGAGACTTCGGTGAGAGCTTGACACTACGTAAGGTTACTTCTGGTGGCGCTTACAACCCTGCCACTGGTGAGGTAGACGGGTCAGCTACAACAGACTACGCTTTTACTGGTTACTTCTACAACTACGACACAGGTATTTCAGGTAACATGGATATGGTCGTCAGGGGTGTACGTAAGTGCGTCATACCTGCTCTTAACCTAGCCGTAGAGCCTGAGACTAACGACCTTGTCACTGGCAACAATGATGACGTTAAAATTACCTCTGTAGTAACTATTTTCAGTGACGGAACTCCAGTGTGTTACCTCTGTGACGTAAGGGAGTAACACATGTCTAAGCAGACTACGATCAAGGTCAACAAGAGTTTTGATGATAAGATGTTGCTTCTTCAGCAGACGGTTGAAGATAGGGTTAAAGACGAACTGCTCTCCATTGCAGACTATGCTGTTGCAATATCTCCTGTAGATACTGGTGCTTATGTAGAGAGTTTTTCTATGGTACCTGCTGGTCAAGGTGGCGGACGCTCTAAGAAGTCTGAGGCAAGGACAGCTAGTGTTAAGAGAGGCACAGCCTCACGTCAGCAGTTTACAGACATCGCTAGGTCAAACCTCTACTCTGACATTGAGAAGTTCAACTTAGAGAACTCTGACAAAATGACCCTAAGAAACCGTGCGCCTCATGCCCAAGACGTAGAGGATAAGCATGGTTGGTCAGTATTTACGAAAGTGAGGAATAAGTTTGGCTAGTATCTATAACGACCTTCGTGCCGCACTTGAGACTCACCTCTCTAACGTGTCTGGTATCCCTTCAGTGGCCTACGAGAACGTCTCCTTTGAGCCTACGACTGGCACTAGCTTCCTTCAGGTAATGTTCCTCCCTACGGAACGTAGACCTGCTGTACGAGGCTTAAATCCACAACAACGGTATCAGGGTGTCTTTTCCATTCTGGTACATACCCCAGAGGGCAAAGGGCCAAAGGAAGCTGATGACTACGCCAACATACTGCTAGAGGCATTTGAGGCAACCACAGACATTTCCTTTACTAACTCTGACCTTGAAACAATCAACGTATCTATCGACTACGCAGAACGACAGCAAGGCATCTTAGACAGCCCTTGGTACTATGTTCGAGTAGACATCGGCTGGTACATCTACAAATAACTTCCCACAGGAGACTTTAATATGGCCTTTGCACAGGGTTCACGCTCCAGCCTGTCCTTCATCGTAGAATCTACG